AAATGCTGGATTTGGGATTGTATTCCAGTATCAGCAAACAAGGAAGTAGCAATGAGAGAATTTAATTTAGACATAGATTATGGTTTCGAAGCAGTAAGTGAAAAGAAATCAGAATATGGTCATACAGACAGTTTACCTCAGGATAAAGATGTTAAAAAACAAAAAGGTACTCAACCTAAAAAATATTACAAAGATATAAAAAAAGATGTAAAAGGTAAGAGAGCTACTCACTTTAGAAATACTGATACGACAAAGAATGACAATGATCCTGCTCCTGGCGATAAAACAGCTAAGACTAAACCTAGTAAACATACTAACAAATATAAGAAGATGTTTGGTGAGTTGAAACAAGATTTGGTTGACGCATGTTGGAGAGGTTATAAACAAGTGGGAATGAAGAAAAAAGGTAATAAACAAGTGCCTAATTGTGTACCAGAGGTATACGAAATAGGTAAAGACTATGCAGACCACACTAAAAGAGTAACACCTGGACAGAGTGTTGAAGTGAAAAAGGTTAAAGGTTTCTTAGACAGAGAACGTGATAAAGACGAGCAAGTATCTGAAAAAGATGTAAAAGAATGGGCAAACCAAGAGTCCACAATATATAAATATAGAGAAAGATACAAAGAAGAATGGAAAACAAAACTAGACGAAGTTGTATCTAAAATGCTGAGTAAAATTTAATGAAGACTTTTAAAGAATACGAAAATATAGACAAGTTATGCGAAGAGTGTATCTTCGAACATGAATCAGAGCCTTTACAAGAGGCTGAATACCAAGGTAAAAAGGTCAAACTTAATGACCCGATTAGAGGTGGTTCAAAGAAATTTTACGTATATGTTAAAAACGAAAAAGGAAATATAATCAAAGTTTCTTTTGGTGATACTACAGGTTTAAGTATTAAAAGAGATGACCCAGCGAGAAGACGAAGCTTCAGAGCTAGGCACAATTGTGAGAATCCAGGACCTAAAACAAAAGCAAGGTACTGGTCATGTTATCAATGGAGAGCAGGAGCAAAGGTAAACAACTAATGAGTAGATATAGAAATACAATGTCAGATTTGCTAGAGCAAATAAGACTTAAAGAATTTAAAAAAATGACAGTAACTTTTAACTCAATGGCTGACATGTCAAAAGCCTCACATGAGTTAGCAAGACAAGGTTTTACAATTGACGCAAAAGGTATGGTTATGAAAGTTAATGGTAAAGGTGCAGATTTAAACAAGTTTGCTATAGACCTTAAAAACGCTTACGGAGCTAAAGTTATTGCCGAAGATAATGACCACGAAATATCTATGGCACGTGGTGAATTAGAAGCTATTGCTGATAAAGCTCTTAAACTTTCTACTATGTTGAAAACTAAATCAGACGCTGACCAATTAGAAGCATGGGTACAATCTAAAATTACAAAGGCAAAAGACTATGTAAATTCAGTTGCCGATTATATGGAATACAATCCAGATATGAACGAAAAGTTTACAATGAAAGATTATAAAAAGAATGAAAACGATAACGAACATTCTTTAAATGCATTAGAACTTGTAAAAGCATTTGGTACACCAGCAGATAAAAAAGAAATGCAAGGTATCTATGATAGACATATGAAAAGAGGTCATATCGGACAAGTAGATTACGCAAAAAGAAATCAAATACACAACAAATATATCAGTAAACTAAAAGAAGAAATTGATATGTTACCTGAAAACTTTTCAGACGCACAAGTTGGTGTATTAAAGAAAGCATATGCTCCTTTAAAAGGTAAAAGAATATCAGTAGATCAAGCTCATAAACTTATGGGTATCTTAGATAAGTTTGATAGTAATAAAAATGCATTAGAAAAATTAGCAAAAGCAGGTATACCTTTTGTATCTGATTTAGCAGTAAGTAGATTAATTTCTAAACACAAATACAGAGCAGATCAGTTAAAAAATTTAAAAGAAGAAGACAGCGAAACTGAAAGATTAAAACAAGAACTTGAAAAGAAAGACGATCAGATTAACTTGTTAAAACAAAAGGCAGTAAATGATAAAGCAAAATCAACTCAGGCTGCAACACAAAAGATGGTCAATCCAGAAACAGGAGAACCATTATTACAAGTGGGTATTGCATACAAACATCTAAGAGATAAGATGGCAAAAGAAAAAGCTGCTGAAGCTAATAGAGAAAAAGAAACTAAAATTAAATTTAATAATGCAAAAAGAAATGCATTAAAAACTTTCTCAAAAGAAGAAAATCAATTAGATGAATCTGATATGATGGATAAGGCAAGATCAATGGGTCTTACATATATGAGTTTTGGACGTTGGGGAAAAGATGGTAAAGTAACTCACAAAAATATTAGTGGTAACTTAACAGCAGTTGATAGTAAGGGCGACCCGAAAGAACCTGTTGATACAAAATCAAAAGATGAACCTAAATCATCTGAAAAACCAAAACAAGCTAAAACGGCATATGGTTTTGATAAACAAGAAATAGAAGATGATATTGCTGATATGGTTACAGACCATATGATTAATGTAGAAATTGATGATGACGGTTCAATTGGTATGGTAAAAGAATATGAACCATCACAAGACTATGACGCTGAACAAGATATGAAAAATATTATATCATATCTAAAAGATAAAAATGTTGATCCTTCAGACGTTCAGTTTGGTATTGACGGTAGCGAAGAAGAAGGATATTTACAATTAGATGTATTAATAATGCCAAAAGGTCAAGGTAAGGCGACAGGCCAAGACGCCACAGCCGAACAAGTTGAACAAATGGTTGAATATACTACACAACAAATCAAAATGGCATATGGTGTTGCAAACGATAAGAGATACAAAGGTGGTAACTACTCAGGCGCTGTTAAGGCAATTGAGAAGATTGCAAAAGGTTTATCAAATCATCCTGATGTTATGAAAGTTTTAAAAAGAACAAATGAAAATATTGAAGAAATGGCTAAAGATGACGCATATGCAATCGGAATGTCAGCCGCTAAGAAAAAATATAATGATGAACCACCTTTAGACAAAAAAACAATTAAGAAGGGGCATGAAATTGCTGACAAAATAATGAAGAAAGAATATAAAACATTAAGAGCTGAGGGTAAAATGTCAGACATAGACGCCCTTCAAAAACAAGGAAAAGGTGCTGAAGAGATTGCAAAATTAATGAAGTTACCTGTAAAAACAGTAAAACAAATTTTAGGTGAGTATTCTGGTTATGTTGATATCAGAGGTAGATTATCAAACACACAACTAGATAACATCAAAAAAACATGGGCAAAAAAATCATATAAAGATGTAACTAAAGGGTTACGAGATATGATGAAAGACATGGATCCTGGTTCTAAAGCTGCAATCAGAGCAAAGAATATAAACGTACTTTCAAAATTAGTAGATGAAAATAAAAATCATCCTGCTAAAGAAGTGTACGAAAGTATTACAGCAGTTAAGAACAAGGCAGAAAAAACTGGAATGCCATATAGTATTCTTAAAAAAGTTTATGATAGAGGCATGGCTGCTTGGAGAGGTGGACACCGACCAGGTGCAACACAAGTCCAATGGGCACTTGCTAGAGTAAATTCATTTGTAACAAAATCCTCTGGAACATGGGGTGGCGCTGACAAAGATTTAGCGAAACAAGTTAGAGGGAAATAACATGACAAAATATTTAAAATCAAAACCAGGTTCTATAGAAGAACTTGTTGGTAATATGAACAATATTCAGGATAATTCTGAATATCAAAAAATGTTTAAAAAAGAATTAGACAAAGCTGGTAAAGGTATTGGTGGAATGACACCTGCTGAAAAAAAGGCATTCTTTAATAAGATTGATAGTAAACACACAGCAAAGAACGAAGACTTAGATACGAAAGACGAACCTAAGGTAAAAGATATTGCTAAACAATTAAAGAAAGCTGTACAGGCACACGGTCAACAGGCAAAAGATTTAGAGAAAGCAATTAAATCAGAAGCAAAGGTTGATGAGTTAACTGCTGGTCAAAAGAAATTACCACCTGCTTTACAAAAGGCTATTAAAGATAAAGAAGATAAAAAAGAAATGGTCAAAGAAGAATTACAAGTATTAAACAATGGTTACAAAGTAGTGCCAGAAACTTATAATTCAAAACAAGAGGCAGACTTTAGAGCAGACGCAGAAACTAAATTAACTGGTGATGTTTACGAATCATACCAATCACCAAAAAGACCAGATAGTTTTCATGTAAGAAAAGTAGAAGACGGCACAGTATTAGAAGAAAGCGCTTCAGCACATTCAGACGATATCAATGATAAGAAGATCGAAGCTGGTAAAAAAGGTGAGAAAAAAGTAGTTGATCCTATGCCAAAAATGACACAAGAAGCTGCTGAAAACAACAACTTATACAAGAAAATATACAGTATTTGGTCAGAGGCTGCGACAGAAAAGACTAAAAAAGAAGATAAAAAAGACAAAAAAACAGACGTAGACACTACACCTAGTACAGTAGATACTAGTCCTAGTGTTAATTACGATAAATAAGTTAATTTTTTGCTTGACTTTTAGCTCTAAACCTGATATATTATAGACATAAAGGACGAAAAACACTATGAAAACTATAATATATTCAGACATGGACGGTGTCCTAGTCGACTTTGAGAAACAAATTGAGAAAACTACTGGTATGTCCGTGTCAAAATGGGCTACTTTAGATAGACGAAAACGTTGGGATCCAGTTATTGCAAACAAAGACTTTTGGCCTAAAATGCCATGGCTTGCAGAGGGTCGTAAACTTTGGTCTTACATTAGAAAATACAATACACATATATTAAGTGCATATGTTGAACATGCACATGACCCTAATTGCATACCAGGAAAAGCAAGTTGGGCTAGAAACAATTTAGGTCTTCCAAGAAATAAAATCAATCTAGTAATCAGATCAGCTAAACAAAATTATGCTATGTCTGGTGGTAAACCAAACATACTAATTGATGATTACAAGAAGAATACAGATCAATTTACTGCTAGAGGTGGTATAGGTATTCACTTTACTACTGCTTCAAAGGCAATTGCCGAGTTAAAAAAACACGGTTTCTAGGCCTCCTTCTTATAAATAGTCCTGTTATAACAACATATTAAAAACTTTATAAAGGGAGATAAGATATGAGTTTATGGGGAAACGATATTAAACCTAAAAACTTGACTACCTCAGAAGCTAAGGAAGTTTACGCAACACCTTCAGGCTGGGTTAGAGAAGCAGGTTCAATATTATCCGGAAACGGAAACACAAGCGCAACACCAGAAGTATTAGTAGCAATCGGCGGATTGAATGTTAATATGGGTACGGCGAATATCACAGAATTAGAATTTGTAAATACAACTTATGATAAATCTGCTGGTTTCACAATGTCTGTACTAGCAAGATTCAACGAAGCAGTTACAGTTACAGGTACACCACAACTTGCAGTTACAAATGGTAACCAAGGTACAGGTACAGGTAGAGGTCCACACACATTATCATATGCGAGTGGTTCAGGAACTAACGAATTATTATTTACATTGGTAATTGCAGCTGCTAACGCAGCTACAAATGCAGATGATGTAATGGTAATTGGTGCAAACGCAATGTCACTAAACGGCGGAACAATTAAAGATTTAGGTACAGCAACTGTATCTACAATCACAAACGTTGCTGGCATAGGTACAGCGGCTGGTTCAGTTACAGTAGTAGCGTAATAACAATTAAATATGGGCGTCCTTGTGGACGCCTATATACTATATGACTAAATTGATGTAGGCAAATACCTACAGTAGCATTCCCGAAAGGGTTAACAGGAGAAAAAAATGGCAGACAAAAAAATCACGGCGTTGACCGATTTAGGTGACGCATTAGCAAGCGCAGACTTGTTTCATGTTGTTGACAATCCGTCAGGAACACCGATCAATAAAAAAGTTTCAGCAGAGGATGTTTTTAATAACATACCAAGTTGGATAGCATTAAAACAAACTTCACAAGCATTAACAGCTGCAGGTGGTTCACTAGTAGCTAACGTTACTACAGCAATTACTGAAATTAATGGTACAAGTAATACATCAACTATTACATTAGCTGATGGTGCAGACGGTCAAGTGAAGACAATAATTAATACAGCTACATCTGGTACTAGTGTTCAAACTATTACACCTACAAATTTAAGAGGTCACACAAGTGTTACTCTAAATGCACCAGGTGAAACAGTTACATTATTATTTAAAAACTCAAACTGGAATATTATTGCCGGTCACGGTTTCGGAACAGCGTAATAACAAGAATAGATTATGATAAATTTAGAATTATTAAAAGAAGAAGAAATAACTTTAACAAAAGATTTTGAAACACTAAAAGATAAGATAGATCAAATAGATAAAAGCAAAGTACAATTGACGAACAATATGAACGCAGTTTACGGTGCTATACAACAGGTCCAAAAACTTATCAAACTTGAAAGTGGAGAGAACCAAGCTAATCAACCAATGCCAACTGATAAACAGGAAGCATTGAATATAGCGACAAGTTAAATGAAAACATTTAAAAACTACGTTAAAGAAGAAATACTCAAAGATTTTGAGGAAGATGTGTTAAAAGAAAAAGCACCTAATACTGCTGACGCTATGAAGCGACATAAAGCAGGTAAGGCTGGTTTTACTGATAAGGCACATTTAAAAGCAAAGGGATTAATCCCAAGGTCAGACGGTACAAAAAGGAAGTCTGATAAGTATAAGCAAGAGGAGAACGAATGAAAACTTTTAAACAGCACATAGTAGAAGGTGTTGATGGAGTAGGTGTTGAAACTGGTAACTCAATAGAGGACAGCAACATTGGTGCTCACAACATCACAGAGAAAGATGTTTTACAAAAAGTCAACGCATTTGTAGGTTCAATAGCCAATCAGGAATATATTGCACCACAAGCTGCTGTTGAGGCTTTGAAAAACAAATTAGCGACAATAGGTTTATCTTTTGACGCAAGCCTAGAAGGTGAAAAAGGGTCAACAACTGTAGAAGTGAAACAACACGGCGGTAGATTTGGTAAAGACACAGATGGTTCTGATATAGATGATGATGGTATATCTCATAAAAAAGAGGGTGGTTTAAAGATAGAATTTAAACACGAAACTTTACAGAACGGTGCTACTAAGGTCTACGCTAAGTTAATTTAAACTTAGTAGTATGTTCAAAGAGATTACGAAAGATAATTGGCTGTTGTTTGCACAACACCACTATGACAATCCTACTTTAGAAAAAGAGAAGGAGTTTTATGATGATCTTAAAAGATTTAAATATCTTAAAAGACTTTTTC